GAGTAGGACTAATCGCTGTGGTTAGTCAGAGAACCAATGATGTAGCCCTCGATAAATCCGCCATCGCTTGCACCGAGAGAAGGTTTGATCTTTAGCAGACACATGAGCAATGCAGGAACACCTATACCAATAAAGCCGGTGATTAGAATTGCAAAGAGTTCGGACATAGTAGTCTACGTAAGTCTATGCGCCCTCAAGGGCTGCAACGCGAGCCTTCAGTGATTTGATTTCACCAATGGCTTCTTGAAGGGCAGCCGTCAGAAGGGGCACCAGCTTGGATTGGTCGATGCCTTGGTAGACAGGATTGCCATCGTTATCCACTTCATCCTTTGTGCCAGTGACGCATTCAGGGACAACGGCTTGTGCTTCGTGTGCAATGAAACCGTCAACCGTTCTGCCAGAGTCCGCGATAAAGTTGAAGCGGTGAACAGGGATCTGCTGGAGGCGATCAATGGCGCCGGTCAGTGGGACAACGTTTTCCTTGAGGCGATAGTCGGAGGAGGTGTTATAGGCGGTGGCCGAAGCACTTGTCGAGATTGAACCAACCACACCATTCGGGTTGGTAAATGAAATGTGATGTCTAGCACTTGTTGATGTTGTATTACATTCCAAGCCACCGGCAGCAAGGAGATTGGTTGAGCCATTACTGTAAATTATTGCGTGCGGAGCTGTTGTTTGTTGACTAGAAGTAGTAATGGTGGTATCACCAATGTATGTAATTCCATTGGACGCAATTCTGACGTGCTCCGTCGGGCTGCTCGCTCCGTCGGCGGTGGTAGCGAATACCAACCTGCCCGGCATGTCGTCGGCGCCGGGAGTGCCGTCTACTGCTGCAGAAATTTGTGCGCCGATTACAAACTCAGAGCCATCACTTCCTTCAAAATTGATAACACCAATTTCTGGATCTGCGCTTGTAAGAATTGTATTAGATCCGATGGTTGTGCCTGCGCTGCGAGCTAGACGAATAATTGGTCCCAACGTGGCACTGTTTCGCGTTACGGAAAGTGCGCTAGTTGCCTGAGACGTGCCTTCAACTTGAAGTGCAGCAGTTCCTGACGTGTTTTGGAAGTTTGCACGCGCAGTAGACGTGCCAATTAAAAGGCGTCCCGAAGCATCAATACGCATCCGTTCGCTTTCATTTAAATCGAAAGCAAGTTGCGGACTTGTGAAGTTTGTGCCGCCAATAGCTCGTATTGCTACTCTTCGCCCAGAAGTACCTGGGCGCCCCATCCGTAGGACTGCTTCTGGCGTTAAGGAAGTAGCGCCGTTTTCCAGGTCTAAAATGTTAGATACGCCATCAGTATCTAGTTTTACGTTAAGTGTTGCACTAGGGCTAGTAGTGCCAATCCCTAATCCAGTTCCGGTAAGGCGCATCCGTTCTACGCCATTATCAGATCCAAGGTTATAAGTCCAGAACCCTATTGCCGTGCTTGCATCACCTCCGCCATCAGACGTTCCGTTCTGGAACATGCGGATTGAGGCGCCACGGCCAGGGAAGGTATCACTTTGCCTGAACCCAAAGTTGATGCCATTGGAAGAACTTACACTGGCACTTGGATTGATGTAATTAAAGACTTCCCGGACCTGGGAAGCAGATGCGCTGCTGTTAGTTAGGTAGATGTTGCCATCACCAACGGTCATTCGAGCCGTAGCACTAGAAGTCCCCAGACCTAAGCGCCCACTGGAGTCGATACGCATGCGTTCTACGTCTGATCCAACAAGAAAACGAAGAGTATTCCCTTGAGCGCCTACGCCTCCCACCCGAATAGCGTTTCCGTTTGTTCCATCAGCCCGCAAACGGATGACGCCATTAAGGCTTGGAGATTCGACTGATACTCCATCAACGCCATCTGCGCTTGTGGCGCAAGTAAGCAAAAAGCTAGGGCTCGTAGTGCCCACCCCAACATTCCCACTCGCATTAACGAACAACCGCCCCGTGCCATTAGTTGAGATGGCTACTTGATCGGCGCCAGGTGAATAAATACCAGTATTAAGATCACCGGTAAAAGTAAGGCTAGGAGTTCCTTGTGCGCCAAGTGGAACATCAACAGCCAGCGTAGAAGTCAGCGCCGTGGTGCTTGCAGTCAAGCGAGCCGTTCCACCAGTTGTCACCGCAACCTGATCGGCGCCAGGGGAATAGATGCCGGTATTTGGGTCACCGTCGAACGCGATGCCGGGCGCCGTGTTGGAGCCGAGGCTGGCGTTCTTCATCACGTTGGCGATACTGACCTTTTTGGTCACGTCGCTGGTAACGTCAACGATTGGCAGCACATCCGTATTGACCGGATCTGTGTAAGCCGTCAGGTCAGTGATCTTGGTGGTAGCCATCGTTGATGCTCCGGTAGGTTGAGTTTAGGCGCGGCTCAAGTCTTAATACAAGCCAGCAGCGCGATGTTTCTGGGTCGTGCCTCGGTGTCACCGCTGTTGTTGATTGTGATGCCGGTGACGGCCGATCCTGTATTTACCAACTGGTTAACGTCACCGCCACTACCGCCTCGGATGCCGTTAGAAGATCCTTGGGCGTAACCATTGCTGTGCAGGTGACCCGGATCACTGATGCCGTGCGCGTGAGCCAAGTTGGCGCTGGCCTGTGCAGAGCCGAAGGTTCGGCCACTATCAATGCCGCGTCCATCGTCCCAGCCACGGGCAAATTCACCGCGCAGATCTGGCACGTTGAAAGTAGTAGAGCCATCGCCTGAGCCAAATGTGGTGCCGATAGCGCTAAACAATGTGGCGTAAGTTGTGCGGCTGATTGCTGCACCGTTGGCCTTCAGATAGCCGGTTGGTGCAGTGTTGCGTGCGCTCCAGATGATGGTGCCAGCAGGAGTCATGTCCTGTGGCGTGATGGATGCAACCTGCGTATCGACATAGCCCTTGTTGGCGGCCATGTTTGTGGTGCTGGGGTTGCCCACCAGCGTCAGGTTGCCGGTCATCGTCCCACCAGCTTTGGCTAGGTAGGTGCTGGCTGCAGTGGTGATCTGTAGGTAACGGGCGTCCGCAAAGGTTTGGTCAATGCCGTCAGGGTCAACGCGCACCCAGTTGGTGCCGTCCCACATCTTCAGTTCGTCTGGCGTCTGCGCTGTGTCTTGCCACAACTGACCCAGTGCCGGACTGCTAGGTGCCGTGCCTGATGGGCTGGTGATGATCGACGCGCCGGGCTGGAACGAGACGATGGTGAACGTGGCGCCATTCCAAACCTTGAGCAACGGCGGATTGCTGCTGGTATCGACCCAAAGTTGACCGTTGGCAGGGGTGGAAGGCTGCGTCGGTCCAACGCTTGTACCAAGCAAACCCAGTGCCAGTGCAAGGTTGTTGGCCGTGATGCGCCGAGTCTGGGAGCCACTGACGCTGGAAAATGGCAGGAGATCCGCGCTGGCAATCGCTGTTGCGGCGGGTAACTGGGAGATCCGTAAGCCAGCCATCTCAGTACCCCACCACAGTGATGTCGATCAGTCCAGCCACTGCTGTACCAGAACTATTGACGCACTTCACTGTAACGCTGCTGGTGGTCTTAGACAGAACAATGGCGTTGATGGCGCCGGTTCCGGTGTCCTGCAGCGTGACCTGAACGGACTTGACGGCGCGGAATGGTTTGGTCAGCGGGATGGCAGTTCCAGCTCCACTGCTGCTGATGGCCACATCATTCTGAGATTCGATCACATCGGGGTAATCCAGCTCAAAACAGATGCCCGTGATGGCGCCAGGTGATTCCCCATCCTTGCTGCGAATCAATGTTTGGATTTGGTACACATCTTCGATTAGGCGCTCATACGGCGCATAGGGGTGCAGGATGCCAGAAGATTCACCAGACAGAACACCAGCGCCGTAGGTACGTTGCTCGGCAAAAATCTGATCGTCGTTTTCTTGGAAAATGTCATCGTCGTTTTCTTGGAACAGAACAGTATCCGCGCCAGCCAACGCGCCAATGCTGTGCTGGTAGGTGGCCTCAGCGGTGGTAGTAATCAGGATGGCACTTTCGAGGAAGTTGTTATCGAAGTTCCAGCGGTAGTAACCATCAACGGCGGGGTCGGTTTGCTGAACGCTGTAGACGCCGGTATTGCCGGTGATGTAAACGCCGCTTTGGGTGGTGAGGTAAGTGCCGCTTTGCGTGATGAGCCAGTAGTTGTCGGTGACTTGAGCGTTGACGTAGCTGCCCGGCCAAGTGGTGTCATCAATGCATTCGTCGTAGACGGCGTTGCTGATCGGCGGGGCGCCAACGTTGAGCAAAATGGTGGCCGGCGTGTCGCTGCGCCATTGGGTGGCATCCACCGATTTGACCATTACGGTCCATTCGTCGGTGTCGAACAGGCTGGTCTCAAACCATTGCTGCGCGGCGGTCACACCACCGGAATACAACTCAATCCCCTGTTCCCATGTGGTTGCGGGATTGCTGTCGATCAGGCCGCCTTGCTTGTAGCGGACTTCGTAGGACACCACATCGCTGACCACGCCTTGGTCCCAGCTTCCGTAGAGGCTGCGGGGTAGCTGCCAACTAAAACGTTTCTGGCCGCTGTTCGTGTTTTCAACGACGGTGAACAGGTTGGGCGTTGGCGGCACGATCTCTTCGCGCTCCACGGTGTCGTACAGATAATCGGTTGGGTTCTCATTGAAGATGGCACTGGTGAAGGCAACGCGAATCTCCCAGTCGCCCGGCGCGTGGAACGCGATGGTGTAGTAGCCGGTGAGCGGAATGTCGCTAAGGAAATACCAGCCATCGGCGGCGGGTTCCTTGACGCCCGGAATGACGGTTGGAACGTTGGTTGGAAATGCCCAGCAGCGGTAACCCGTGACGCGCTCCGGAATTGGACAGGTGCCAGCGTCAACAATCAGAAGCTGAGTGCCATCAGGTTGGTTCTGGTGGCGGATGACGCCGTTGAAGGCCGGATCGGAGAGGTCTGGGATTGCGGGATAGCCAACCACGCCAGCGGTGGCAAAGTCGGATTGCTTGCCGAGGCGGTCAATCGTGGCAACGCGAAACTCGTAGGTGTCACCGAAGACGTGGTTATCAATCGGCTGCCAAATGTTGGTGGATGACACCTGCG